TGGAGAACCATAGCCGTGATAGGCGTATGTTCTCCACCTTCTGACCTCCCTGCTGTAGTGCTCTCCAACCGCCAACGACTCAAGAATACTGAGTCAGATGCCAACCGAGAGCACTGCTGTAGGGGTCACCCTTGGGCCCTTAAGTCGGGGCCTACCTCTTACTACGACAACATCGCCTACGCACATGCCAACCAGAACGACCCAAAACAACCGGTATATCCATTATCGTGAATATTCTAATTATCCGCCTTTTACGGCGGGTCAGGATACTGTGATTAAAAGCACAGACACGAGGACAACTGGAAGTAATAGGAAGAACTGGAGATGGCTAATTGCTAACGGCGAATCTGCTACGACGTCCCTCACGGGACAACGTACTACGTTTACTAAGAAGGACGGGTCTGGAAAAGTATGGTATTATTATCCATTCGGTTCCCCTCCTGGCCTTCGAACTGACGTATGGCAGGGATGTTACTTGGGACAATCAATTGCTGTTCCGGAAACATTCGATGTTTCGTTGTGGAGTGCCGCAGACTTGCGAGCCAGATCATCCTTTTACAAGAAACTTCGTGAGGCGCAGACCATACTTTCTGGTCCTACGTTTCTCGGGGAATTGCGTGAGAGTATTCATATGATCCGCCACCCTGCTGAAACCTTGCGAGCTGGCGTGCTTGATTATTTCTCTGTCCTCCGAAAAAGAAAGGGCAGAGGTTCGAGCACGTTTAGTAAACGCAAAATCTTAGCAGATACCTGGCTTGAGTACTCATTTGGCTGGGCACCTCTTATCCACGATATCAGCGATGCTAGTAAAGCATTAGCTGCGACAATAGATAATGTGAACAGCACGATGATTCGAGCCTCTGGTATTAATGAGCAAGACCTAGGTACCCTTACCAAAGAGGCCTCTCCGGACTTCGTGTTTTTCTATTACACTTGGCACAGAGAGAGAACCTGTAAGGTGAGGTATATCGCGCATGTGGAAAATTCTACCACAGGCCCGAGTGGCAGTCTCGAACGGCTTGGAAACACTACTGGCTTTAACTGGTCAGAGTGGATCCCGACTGCTTGGGAATTGCTTCCTTGGTCTTTCTTTATCGATTACTTCTCCAATATTGGAGATGTGATTGCCGCGAGTATTACTTCAACGGCGGGAGTTAAATGGGTTTGCCGCACTGATCGCTATACCGGTATAAGTCAATACACCGGAGGCGAGCATAATGTGGCGAAAACAAAAGATTTCTGCCGCGGTGGTAGTTCTAATTACCGCGGATCGAGTGGTAAATTAGGCTCCTTTACGTACTATACGACTAGAGTCGATAGGTCGGAAGTTCTCACGCCTGGGTTTCCTACCCTAGCGTTTGAGCTACCGGGAAGACGCAACCAATTTCTTAATATGGCTGCACTATTTGCTTCAGCTCGTAGAGTGACTCCTTTCTTTTAAATCTGTTGTATTATTGCTATTTAGTTAGCACAGGATTTAGCCAAATGGCTTTCACCCTTACTTCTCCCGTTACGGGAGCAGCCCAAACTGGTCTTACCAGTCCTACGTACACCCATGTTGTCGATGTGGCCCCCGACTCGAACGGCAAACAAGTCGCCGTAACCGCGTTAGGTGGC